CACGCTTTGTGTTGGTTCGGTCGCTGATCTTGGAGGGAGATCCCAGCTATCCGTAGCAGTCTCTGACTCCAATAAGTGCCTACCCCCTTCTGGAGGAACACATTCAGGCTCGGTTGAATACCGATTGTACGGTCTTTGTCCCACTTCTTAGGGACAGTTGTCACGCGGTCCCCCCGCATCACTTCATAGGAGGCACCCTCCCAAATCAGGTACGAGACCCAATTAGGATTCCGCTTCCCATAGGCGACGAAGTAGGGAAGGGCTCTCGCAGTCGCACTGTGCTTGTAACCGCTATCTAGCTTCTCAGCCAGAGTCCCGGTTTCGACACTGTGCTCCCTTGTTGCCCCCGGCCCAAAGTCGGCTGCATCTAGGATTTCTCCCCAAGCCACTTCGTCCAGTCTACCAACAACTTGTTGGAATATCATCCGGGCATCGGCCAAAACCGACCGAAGGTTTTCCGGAAGTCTGGACGTTCGCTTCGAGAACCACGCTATACGCTTGTTAGCCCTCCGACAACTCTGCTCACCTTGAGCAAAAGTCCGAAGTGCGGCTTCCTTGCGTTCGCGTGGCGATCTAGCGAACCAATCAACGTTCTTTTCCAAAAGAGCGCTGATCTGTCGTAGCGCGATGTACCGGCGTAGTCCGCCCTCAGCTAATGAGGATTCAGCATTACGGACGAGCTGGTCAACGACATCCCTGACCGACATAGGACTCAGCCAGACAGCACTCGAAAGTGCCATCACGTCTGTTTCCTTTAGAAGGTGCTCGGTGTCTTCCAGCACTAGGCCAATCAACTCAACCAGGTCAACCTTGACCTCAGGAGGTTTCTTCTCCCCCGACGTTCTGCCGCGCTTTCTTTCTGCGGCAGTGACCTTTCTGGTCTGCTTCTGCATGATCAGATTCCTCAACCGTTATTTCACTGGTGCCCGGCCTTATGCAGTACCGGGGCGACGTGCCAGTAATCACCTCGTGGAGGCGACACACAACACAACGCACCAACAACAGGCCAGCCCTTGCGAGGGTCAGCCTTACCCCTAGGTCTTCGTGTAGCCGATTAAGGCGCCACATACGACATTGGAGGTAGAGTCATCGGGCCAGTGGAATCGTCCTGGAACCCATCGTCCGAGGCACGAGTGCCAAGGTCGTCGATTTGGGCTTGGACGTCCGCGCTCGCCGCTTCCGGAGGGAACCGGATGGAGAGTTCGACAACGGCGTTACGACCAGTTGGGTTACCGTCGGCATCCAGGCAAGCCTGAATGTCACGGACCCGATAACGGCCGAAC